CCTGCGCATGGCCCGCGCTTCGCCGGAATTCCGTGCGCGCTACGGCGTGGAGGCGAACGCTTCAAACCTGTCGGTGGCGGCCACGAACAGCAAGTTCGAACCCGTGATCGGCAAGCCCGGTGACGGCGCGTCGCCCTCGTGCGGCATCGTCGACGAATACCATGAGCACAAGACGCCGGAGCTGTATGAAACCCTCACCACCGGCATGCTCGCCCGCTCGCAGGCGCTGCAACTGATGATCACCACGGCGGGTGACAACATCGGCGGGCCGTGCTACGTGCATCAGATTCAGTTGCAGAAGATCCTGAGCGGCGTGGTCGATAACGACCGGCGCTTCGGCATCATCTACACCGTCGATGCGGAAGACGATTGGACAAAACCCGAGGCGCTTCAAAAGGCAAACCCGAACTTCGGCGTGTCGGTCGATGCCGAGACCCTGCTGGCCGACCAGCAGGAAGCCATCATCGACCCGCGCAAGCAGAACACGTTCAAGAAAAAGCACTTGAACATCTGGGTCAATGCCGCGTCGCCGTGGCTCAACCTGGCCAGCCTGCAGGCCTGCGGTGACTCCACGCTGGTCGAGGCCGATTTCAAGGGCGAAGAATGCGTGGTCGGGCTTGACCTGGCGAGCAAGAACGACATTGCCACCAAAGTGAAGGTGTTCCGCCGCGTGCTCGACGACAAGCCGCACTACTACGCGTTCAGCCGCAACTACCTGCCCGAAGCGGCGGTGCAAAAACCCGAAAACGGCCACTATCAGGCGTGGGCGGCAGAGCACTTCCTGGTGGCCACGGCGGGCAACATGATCAACATGCGGCAGATCGAAGAGGATGTCGACGCCGACACCGAACTGCACGTCGTCACCGAGGTGGCCATCGACGCCTGGGGCTCGCGCGAAATTGCGCCGGTGATGCAGGAAAAGGGCCTCGTGGTGGTGGATGTTCCGATGACCACGAAGAACCTGTCCGAGCCGATGAAGCTCATCGCTGCGCTGGTCGACGCCGGCCAGTTCCACCACGACGGCAACCTGGCCACGATCTGGATGTTCAGCAACGTCGAGGTGTTCGAAGACCGCAACGGCAACATTTTCCCGCGCAAGAGCAGCGCCGAAAAGAAGATCGACGCTGCCGTGGCCACCATTCTTGCGGTGGGGCGCTGGATGGCCTGGCAAGACGCGGGCGTGGTGATCACCAGCGCCGACATGCCGGTGTTTGCCTGACCATGAACCGCCACGTCTACAACGGCTGCCTGCTGTGCGGGTGGGCCCTGGTCAGCGTGGGCGCGGGGCTGGTGTACCTGCCCGCTGGGCTGATCGTGTGCGGTGTGCTGCTGATCGGCTTGACGATCGCCAGCGCCCGCCTTGCTGCAGGGGGCCGTGCCTGATGTTCGTGTCGCACCACATCGGCGCTGGCCCGGCGCCGCAAGATGACTTCTGGTATCTGCCTGCGGGCTCGGCCAGCAGCGCGTCGGGCGTGCGCGTTTCGGCCGATGCGGCGATGCGCCTGTCGACCGTGTTCAAGTGCGTGCGCGCCATTGCCGAAACGGTGGGCATGTTGCCTCTGCCGGTGTACAAGCGGCTGACGCGCGGCAAAGAGCGCCGGCCAGACCACCCGCTGGCGGCGTTGCTGCAGTCCGCGCCGAACCCGTGGCAGACGGCCATGCAGTGGCGCGAAATGATGCAAGGCCACGCGGCGCTGCGCGGCAACGCGTACAGCGAAATCGTGTACGGCGGCGCCGGCCTGGCCGAGATGCTGCTGCCGCTGCACCCCGATTTCATGACCGTCGAGGTGCTGCCCTCGGGCATGCCGCGCTACCGCTACGCGCCGCCGAACAAGCCCGCGCGCACGCTGGTGTTCGGCCAGGTGTTCCACCTGATGGGCTTCAGCACCGACGGCTACGTGGGCTTGAGCCCCATCGAGGCCGAGCGCGAATCGATAGGCTCGGCCATCGCCACGCGCGACTATGGGTCGAGGTACTTTTCGAACGACGCCAAGGCGCCGGGCTGGATCGAGTTTGAAGGCAAATTTCAGGACGAACAGGCGAAGCGGGCCTGGCGCGCGAGCTTCCGAGAAAACTACAGCGGCAAGAACGCCGGCAGCACGTTTGTGCTGGAAAAGGGCATGAAGTATCACGAGCTGGGCATCAAGAACAGCGATGCCCAGTTCCTGGAGGTGCGCAAGTATCAGGACGTCGACATCGCCGGCCTGTGGCGCGTGCCGCCGCACAAGATCGGCATTCTCGACCGCGCCACCTGGGCGAACATCGAGCACCAGAACCTGGAGTGGGTGACCGACTGCATTCTGCCGTGGTGCGTGCGCTGGGAACAGGCGCTGCAGCGCGACCTGGAGTTCGGCGAAGACTACTTCCCCGAATTCCTGCTCGCCATGCTGCTGCGCGGCGACACGAAGAGCCGGTACGAGGCCTACGGCAAGGGCATACAGGATGGCTGGCTGCTGCGCAACGAGGCGCGCGAGCTCGAAAACCTCAACCCGATCGAGGGCCTGGACGTGCCGCTGGAGCCCATGAACATGGCGCCCGCAGGCAGCCGCGCGGCCGACCAGGCGCGTGGCGAAAGTACGTCAAGCGGTGGCAAAGTGCAACGCGGCGGGCCAGGGGTTGGCCAGCCCGGTGTTCAGCAACCTGATTCGCGCGCCATGCTCATCATGCAGGCCGCTGCCGAGCGCGTGGCCCGCAAGGAAGTGGCGGCGCTGGCCAAAGCGGTGCGCGCGGCCGATGTGCCGCAGGCCATTGAAGCGGCGCTCGTGGGCGAAAGCCACGTCAAGTTCGTAGCCGAGGTGATGGCGGTCGACGCCGGCACCGCACTGGTGTGTTGCCAGGTGGCCGCCGAGCGCGCCCTGCAGCGCCATGTGGCGGGAGAACTGGCTGCGACGCTGCAGGAAGACTGGGTGGCGGTGCGCGCCACCGACCTGCAGCGGCTGGATGTGGAGACCGAAACACCGGTCACCGCCCGCGAAATGCTCGGCCTGGTCAAGGCCGTGGCGCAGCGCACGGTGGAACTGAACGTCGCGCAGCCGGCAGTGAACCTCACCGTGCCCGAACGTGCTGTGAGCGTCGAGCTCGGCGGTGTCAGCGTCGACGTGCACCAGCCGCGCGGCAGCGTGATGAAAGAAGTGCTCAGGCGCGACCCAGACACCGGCCTGATTCAGCAGACCATCGAGCGGCACCTCGACTCATAACCCAAGACAAGGCAGACCATGGCAAACGTACTTTTCGACAAAGGCCGCGAGGGCATCCTCGACCGCACCATCGACATCACCGGCGACGTGCGCGTGATGCTGGTGAAAACCGCCTACACGTTCAGTGCGGCGCATGATTTTCTCGATGACATCACGGCCGGCAATGACAACGGCCGCAGTGCCGCGCTGGGCAGCAAAACCTACACCAGCGGCGTGTTTGATGCCGCTGACACCACGCTTACCGCCACTGCGGCGGCGGCCTGCAATGCGCTGGTGATTTTCCAGCACACCGGCAGCGACGCCACCGCGCGCCTGATCGCCTACATCGACACGCCCACCAGCGGCCTGCCGTTCACACCGTCGGCCAGCCAGGTGGTGAACATCACCTGGGACAACGGCGCGAACAAGATCTTCAAGCTCTGATTCATGGCCGCCACGGGTATTGCATCGCTCGACTTCGGCGCATTCCCTGGCGGGAGTGATGCACAGATCGTCATCACCGGGCAGGCTGCCATTGTTGCCGGCTCGTATGTCGAGGCGTGGCTGCGGCCCGACACCACGGCGGACCACACGCCCGATGAGCACTTGGTCGAATCGATCAAGGTCATGGCCGGCAACATCGCGGCCGGGGTCGGGTTCACGATCTACGGCGTGAATACCAGCCAGTTGAACGAGCCGGTTCTGCCGGACCCGTTCAACGGCGCCATGATCCAAAACAGCGCCACCGCGGTGACGTGGCGCGCGCCAACGTCGCCAGGCAAAGCCAACCGCGAAGGCGGGCGCGGCACGCGCATCTATGGGGTTTGGAACGTCGCATGGGTATGGAACTGACATGAAACAGCAACACGCAGGGGCGGCCAAAGTCCACAGCATCATCGACCGGTTCGGGTGCCTTCCGAGTATCACGCCGCTGACCACGCTGTCAGCGTTCTGCCCGTTGGAGATGGCGCAGGCGATCGAGCAGAACCTGAACGAGGCGGCGGTGTACGGGCACACGAAGATCACGATCCATCTCGACCTGCCCGACGCCCACGCGCTGGCGCAGTCACTTCGGAAGGCAGGGTAGTCCATTGGCCATTCAGATTCAGGGCAACGGCGGGGTGGTCGCGGAAGTCGACGGCACCACGTTCCGCGCGCTGCGCGTCACCAATCGGCCCGTGAACTACGGCTCACTTGGCTACTACCGCACCGGCGCTGTGTCGGGCACGATGGCGGCGGCGCTGGCCGCGAACTCGGAAATTTGGCAGTGGCGCTGGGCCGACGCTTCGAACCTCGGGCTGCTCTACAAAGTGGCCATCAGCGCAGGCGCGAACGTGGCTGCCTCCGCAGCTGCACTCAATTCGTTCAACCTCACTGCGGCACGCTCGTGGACGGTGGCAGGCTCTGGCGGCACCCGCTACACCATGACCACCAACAACGCCAAGCTGCGCACCAGCATGGGCACATCGCTGGTGAACGATATTGGCATTTCCACCACCGCCGCGCTGACGGCCGGCACCAAGACACTCGACGCCACCAGTCTGGGGTCAGTGTCATACGGCATTGGCACCGGTGCCATCACCGTCGCGGTGAATCTCAACTTGATCGGCCAGGGTGACGGAACGTTGTTTGATGCCGACGGTGAGGGGTTTCACCCGGTCGTGGCGGCGCAAAACGAAGGTGTTGTCATCCGCAGCGGCATCATTGGCCCGGCCGGCATGACCTGGGCATTCAGCGTCGCCTGCGTGTGGGCTGAAGCCGCCGCGTTCTAGCCCGGCGCCGCCATGTCACTGCTGCTCGCGGCGGGTAGTGGCGGCGCAGCCAGCATCACCGGCGCTGGCCAGATTGCCAGCGCCGAGGCGTTTGGTGGGGTGGCGCTGGCGCCGCAGGTTGCTGCGGCAGGCGTGGCCACTGCTGAGGCGTTTGGGCAGCCGACGGTCAGCACCGCGGCAGCGATCGTTGCAGCCGGCATCGCCAGCGCGGAAGCGTTCGGCGCGCCGGCGGTTGCAGCTGGGGTTGCTGCGGCCGGTGTTGCCAGTGCTGAGGCATCAGGTCAGCCTGCGGTTGCGGCCACGGTCGCTGCTGCCGGGGTGGCGAGTGCAGAGGCATTCGGCGCGGCAGTGGTGGGGGTGGCGGTTGCTGCGGCGGGTGTGGCCAGTGCCGAGGCATTGGGCCAGCCGGTGGTGGCGGCCACGGTGGTGGCTGCGGGTATCGCCAGTGCGGAGGCATCAGGCCAGCCTGCGGTGCAGCCTACGGTGGCGGCGGCAGGGGTTGCCAGTGCCGAGGCCTTTGGCGCGGCGCTGGTGGCCGCCACAGTGGGCGCGGCCGGCATTGCGAGTGCTGAGGCGTTCGGTCAGCCTACGGTCGGCGCTGCAGCCGCGACGATCGAGGCGGCAGGCATTGCCAGCGCTGAGGCGTTCGGTGCGCCTGTGCTTGCGGCAGGCGTGGCTGCTGCCGGGGTGGCGAGTGCCGAGGTATTCGGCGCGCCGGCAGTGCAGGCCACGGTGGCCCCGGCCGGCATCGCCAGCGCCGAAGCATTCGGCCTGGCCGCGCTGGTGCTCGAGATTGATTGCACCGGCATCGCGTCGGCCGAAGCGTTCGGCCAGCCGATGGTGGGTGTGGGCGGCGGTGCGCACGACATCGAGTGCGCAGGTATTGCCAGCGCAGAGGCATTCGGCGCATGCCGCGTCGAGCCGCAGGTCACCGGCTACCTGCCGACCGGCAGTTTTCCGGTGCTCAAGGAATTGCAGCGCCGCGCGCACCGCATCGGTGGCGTTGGCGCGGTGGTGTCGGCCGAAGCGTTCGGCCTGCCCACGGTAGCGGTGTTGCTGGGTGTGCCAGGCATTGCGGGCGCGGGTGCGGGCAGCTTCGGCAGCGCGCGCATCACCCGCAGGCCGACGCCGCTGCAGTTGATGGACGAACAGATGATGCTCATGAGCTGAAGGACGAAAGGACAACCCCCACCATGTTTCGCCTACTTTCCGCGTTTTGCCTCACCCCCTGGGCCCTGGAGCCCAGCACGCTCGACCTGATGGCCGGCGTGCTGGTGCGCTGGTCAGCCGGTGACCGGCTCAGTGATGAGCAGATCCGCGCCGCGATCGGCGACGCGCCGCAAGCCGCCGCGCAGCGCCGCGAA